AACTATACTGGTGTTGATGCAGCAAACAGCAACGTTATTGCTTATCGCACAGCCGTTGAAATCGCAACTAATCCAAGCATTGCCAATAATAACATCTTGGCTATTCCCGGTCAGCGTGATCCACTTGTAACTGATTACGCACTAGAAAAGAACTTGGCGTTTGGTTTGTCCTTCTATCTGATGGATATCGAGCCATTCGATCAAAACGGAGTTTCCTCTGGCCGTATCTTTGATGGCGAGACAGGTCGTTATTCTTCTATTATCCAAACCTCAAATGCTTTTATATCAAGAGCAGTTGATAACAATGCAGCAGCAGCATATTTCCCTAGCGTTGTTATCGATGACACAGTGAACACTCGTCGTGTGACTGTTCCAGCCTCGGTTGCAGCAGTTTCTGCCCTTAGCTACACTGATCGTGTTAAGTTTCCATGGTTTGCCCCAGCAGGGTTTGATCGTGGTTCCCTTAGCTTTGTACGTCTGACCTCTATCAGAGTAAACCAAACAGATCGTAACACTCTCTACGATGCCAACATTAACCCAATCGTTAAGTTCCCAGGCGAAAACTATGTGTTTTTCTCGCAGAACACACTACAGCAAGCAACAAGCGCACTAGAAAGCATCAACGTCAAACGCATGATTCTTGAAATCAAACGTCAGATCGTTGAAATTGGCAACCGTATTCTATTCGAACAAAATACTCCAGCACTACGTACACGCTTTATTAGTGAGGCTTCCGTTGTGCTAGCCAGCGTTCAACTACGTCAAGGTATTGAGAAGTTCATTGTTATCTGTGATAACCGCAACAACTCTTCCGAAGATGTAAATACCAACCGCATGAATGCACAAATCAGAGTGCTCCCAACCCGTGCAATCGAATACATTGAAATGGACTTTGTTGTTCTTCCGTCAGGTGTTCAACTTTGATTTGTAAAATGCCCCCTCGCTACTATATACTCTGTAGAGGTAAAACTTTATGGAATACAAATACGAAGGTCATTCGCTCAAATCTGGAATTTATAAACTAACCAATAAACTCAACGGCAGAATCTACATTGGTTCTGCCAAAGAGTTTAAGCGTCGTTGGAGCCAGCATTCATTTTCTCTTCGCAATCAAAAGCATCAAAACAAGTTTCTTCAAGCAGATTTTAACAAGTGCGGCGAAGAAGCTTTTGTGTTTGAAGTGATGGAAGTTACCGATGGTAAAACAAAAGAAGAGCGTTTGACAATCGAAGAAGGTTATATCAAACAACATTATGACAATGGCAAGAGCTGTTATAATCTTTGTAGTAGAGCGATTTCACGGGAAGGTTATCCAAGTAAAGACCCAGAGAAAACAAGACAAAAACAATCAGAAGCACAGAAAAAAAGATATGAAAACCCTGAAATAAGGCAAAGGCAGTCTGATATATCTAAAGCTATGTGGCAACGACCGGAATATATAGAGAAGATGAAAGGTATGGCTTCTTCCCCAGAAAGACTAGAAGCGTTCTATCGAACTTGTCATACAACAGAATCTAAGCGTAAGGTTGGAGAGCAGCTGGCAAAATACTGGGGTAGAATTATATCGCCTACAGGTGAAGTGCATGATATCACCAATCTCAATCGCTTTTGTGTGGAGCATGGCTTGGTAAAACAATCAATGATACCAGTATTCAACAGCGAAGTGTATCAAGCTCATGGTTGGAGATTGTATAACGAAGCATTAATTGGTGTGCCTTATTCGGCGGTTGAGCATCAAAGAGGCAAGGAGTTTGAGATAATTGCACCAGATGGGACGGTATATCGCAGCCGTAATGTTTGGGAGTTTTGCAGGGTACATGGACTTCAGCAAGGCAACTTGAACAATGTTTTGCTTGGTAAGCGAAAAAACCACAAAGGCTGGCATTTACCAAGTAATACTTGATAACTAAAACCATTTTATCTCACAAATAAAAACTGCTGCTGAAAGGCGGCAGTTTTTTTTTATACTTCTATTTATCGATAACGTTTTAGGAGATAATATATGGCAAACGTATTCAGAAGTGCTGGAGTTATAGCAAACGAGATTGATATAAGCGGCCAAACAGTTAACAATTCACCAGTTGGCACGCCAGCGTGTGTTATTTCACCAACAGTCAAAGGACCAGCGTTTGTCCCTGTAATGGCAACAACGCTTTCGCAGTATGTTAACATCTTTGGTGGTGTTGATGCGAATACACCGCTTGGTGCTATCTCGGCAAGAGAATGGTTTTCAAACACATCCGTTCCTCTTGTTCAAGTAAGAGTTCTCGGTGCTGGACAACGCACGCAACGCAACGCAGATGGAACTGTTTTGGATGCAGGTTTTGTTGTTGGCGCTCAACAACCAGAAGATAATCTTGGTGGTAATCTTGGTAATAACCCATATGCAAATGCTGGCGGTGTAACTGGCTCTGTATATATGCTCGGTTGCTTTATGAGCGAGTCAGCTGGCTCAACCGTGTTCTCTGATGCAGGACTTCAAGTAAGCCCAACAGCTGTACCAATCATTCGTGGTGTGATATTCGCTCCATCGGGTGTTGTGCCACGTATGTCTTCAGCTGCTCAAGCTTCTCCAGCACCAGCTTCAGGCTTGGTTGCAACAGAGACTAGCTTTAATGGTGCGTTTACAGGATCAGTTAACTTGTTCTCTGGAACAACCGCCACACAAAACTTCGTGTTGCTGCTAAATGGCCACAAGGGAGCAGATACCCGTTATCCAAACGTACTAACAGCAAGCTTTGATCCAACAGCTGTAAACTACTTTCCAAATGTATTCAACACAGATCCATTGAAAACAGAGATTGCTGGTCACTTGCTATATAGCAACTTCGACTTGTTCCCAGCTTTTGCTGCACCAACAGGCTCTGGCGTTATTGTTGCAAATAGCGGCTCAGCATTTGGCGACACACAAAACATTGCATTCCTTGTTCCGGGGTCTGGCTCAGCTGCAACTCACACCTCAAATAGTGGCTCAGCAGTCACACCAAACTATGAGAACTTTGAAGACCGTTACGGTCATGCCTTCTCACCTTGGGTTATCTCACAAGGGTTTGGTGGCAATCCATACAGCCTCTTCCGCTTTCATCACCTATCAGATGGTGAAGCAAGCAACGGCGAAATCAAAATCTCTATTCTTAATATCCAGCCCGGTGTTCCAACACAACCATACGGAACCTTTGATGTGCTCGTTAGAAGCTTTGGTGATCGTGATGAGGTCGGTGCAAGCTTTACCCTAGAGACATTCTCTAACTGTACTCTCGACCCAACAAGCCCAAACTATGTTGGAAAAAAGATTGGTACACAAAACACATTCTTTAACTTTGATACTGACGCACTCTCTCAAAAGGTTGTTTCAGTTGGCGACTATTCAAACAACTCCCGTTATGTTCGTATTGAAATCGCTGATATTGTTGACAATATGGAAATCGATGCATCGGCTGTTCCATTCGGATTCCGTGGACCACAACATCTTGTAACAGCAGGATCTAGCTCGCTATACAATATCAAGCAAGGCGATCTACTGAATACAGCCTTTCCATACTTCGATGTAGCTACTGTTGGAGGGTTCCCTCTCTTTAAAGCTTCGCAACCACCAATCCCAATGCGTCTCAGCCTTAAGAAGAGCGCAGCTAGCGCAGGTGTTGATACTAACTTGTTCTGGGGTGTTCACTTCCAAAACGAAACAAGTGTCAGCGATCCAAACGGAAGCGCAATCCTTAATCCAAGCTTGACTAGCTTCTCCAAGTTCTATCCTGGATTTACCAACGATGGTGTAACCAATGCCCAAGTCGCTGTATATGACAACTACGGTGTCGCAGCAACAACAGCAAATGGTATCTTAGACAGCGATGTCTTTAATAACAATGCTTTCTCTCTTGAAAAAGTTAAAGTTGTTACAGGTAGCAGTGGTCTTCCAAGTGTCACCGCAGCAAATCTACTGAACTGGCGTTATGTTAGAGGAGGATCTATTACAGCTGATCCTGCTACAGCAACCAGAGCACTTCAGGTAAGCGACCTAGTTGGCAACGCTTCTATCCAATTACTTGCCAAGTTCTCGTTTTATCTTGAAAGAGGCTTTGATGGTGTCAGAGTTTTCAATGCTGATACAAGGTACATGAAAAACACTGCGGTTGCTCAAGAGCTAGCCAAAGCAAATCGTGGTCTAACAAAGGGACCAACCACACAAGGCTATCTAAACGCCTTAGCAATCATCTCTGATGTTAACGACGTAAGTATTGAGCTTCTAACGGTTCCCGGCATTCGTGAACGCTTTGTGACCGATGCAGCTATCAATACCGTGGAGCAAGATCGTTTTGACTGCTTCTACATCATGGACATTGAGCATTTTGATACAAATGGCAATCCAATCACTGGCTCTACTGGAACTGTGAGCGTTAGTACCACAGCTAACGAGTTTGTTCAACGTGCAGTAAACAGCAGCTTTGCAGCTTCATACTTCCCAGATGTGAATGTTCGTATGAGCAGCGGTACAACTTATACTGTTCCACCATCAACTGTAGTTCTTGGTGCATATGGTAAAAACGATGCAGTTGGTCAGCCATTTAATGCCCCAGCGGGCTTTAATCGTGGCACACTAACCAACGTAACAGACTTCACTGTTCAAGTTAACAAGGCACAAGCAGACACCCTCTACGTTGCTCGCATTAACCCACTTCTGAGCAAACAAGGTGTTGGTCCAGTTGTGTGGGGTCAAAAAACCCTGCTTAACAAAGACAGTCTTCTTAACCGTGTTAATGTTCGCAGGCTTTTGATTGCTATTCGTAGAGAAGTTCGTGCGGTTGCTAATCAGTTCTTGTTTGAACCAGCACAAGCTTCTACACTATCTGCATTTAATGCAGCTGTTCAACCAATCATGCAACGTTATCAAGCAGCTGGTGGTGTTGAGAAGTACAAGGTTGCTATTGACACAAGCACAACCACTCAAGCAGATCTTGACAACAAAACCCTTCGTGGCAAGATCTTCCTTGTCCCAACAACTTCGCTTGAGTTCCTTAGCATAGATTTCGTTGTAACCAACCGAGATAATTTTGTTGGGGGCTAGTTTGTAAAATAAAAAGTATAACAATACTTAATAAAAGGATAACAGGAGATAACTAAAATGGCCCAAACACTATCAGTTCAAGAAATGCTTCCGGCGAAGTTCACACCAATGATGAAACGCCACTTCGTCTTCGCAATCGAAGGCATTGATGCGTTCCTCATTAAAAC